GCAGGAACCACGCTGGCGGCTGATTGAGGCCCTGCACGGCGGCACCCTCGGGATGCAGGGTGCCGGGACGACCTGGCTGCCGCAGGAGCCCCGCGAGTCTGACGAGAGCTACCAGCGCCGGCTTAAAGACAGCGTGTGCCCGCCGTACCTAGCACGCATGGAATCCATGCTGGCCGGGATGCTCACCCGCGTCCCCTTGAAGCTGGACGGCGTGGTGGATCAGATCCTCGAGCACCTGTACGACGTTGACCAGCAGGGCAACGACCTTCAACGCTTCCTCGGCACCATCGCCCGTAAAGCCCTGCGCTGGGGCCACATGGGCATCTTGGTGGACTACCCCGCCGACATTGACGGCACACCGTCCCCCCGGCCCTACTGGATCGCCTACGAACCCCGGCAGATCATCGGCTGGCGCACCGAGACGGGCGGCAACGGTGGCACCCTGACCCAGCTGCGGCTCTACAACACCTATACGGCTCCTTACAGGGACTTCGGCGAAGAGCAAGTAGAAGAGGTGCGCGTGTTGTCCCCGGGCGCCTACCGCGTGTTCACCCGCCGCGCATCACAAGGCCAGGACTGGGTGGAGACTGCCAACGGCACCACCACGCTCAGCTACATCCCGTTCAGCGTGGCCTATGCCGAGCAAGTCGGCGTGCTCGAATCCCGTCCGCCGCTTGAGGAGGTGGCCTGGCTCAACCTGCAGGCCTACCGGCGCAGCAGCGACATTGCCAATCAACTCCATCTGGCTGCCGTGCCCCGCTTGATGATCTTCGGCGCCAGTGCCGAGATTGAAGAGATCGAGGCCGGCCCTGAGGCTGCCACCACATGGCCCGTGGATGCCCGCGCCGAGTTCATCGAGCCGGCCGGCACGTCCTATCAGTACCAGTTCCAGCACCTGGAGCTGATCCAGCAGCAGATAGCGCAGCTGGGGCTGGCGACGGTGATGCCGCAGAAGCTCGCAGCCGAGACGGCCACATCCAAGGCGATTGATCGGTCGCAGGGGGATGCGGCGCTGCAGGTGTTTGCGCTGCAGCTGCAGGACTGCATCGACAACTGTCTCCAGTTCCATGCCGACTACCTCGGCCTACCGGCAGGCTCTTGCGAGCTGTCCCGCGACTTCCTTGCCCAGCGCCTGGATCCCACTGAGGTCGCCCAGCTCATTGCCCTCAACCTGAACGGCAGCATCACGCAGGAGAAGCTGCTCAGCCTGCTGGACAAGGGCGGATGGATGGGTGATGAGTTCGAGCTGCAGGAGGAACTGCAGGCCACCGAGGCGCAGCAGCAGGCACGGCTGCAGCAGCAGGAGCAGATGCTGCAGGCAGGCATGAACGAGCTGCCGCAGTAGGCAACCTACGGGGCAAACCAGCCCTGTGGGCATGTCTGAATCATCCGCTCCTGTGGAGCAACCCAGCACCGACACCGCTGCCGAAGAACTGGAGCGCCTTCGCGCTAAGAACCGCGAGCTTCTAGACGAGGCCAAGAAGGCCAAGGCCAAGGCCGCTGCCGTCCCCGATGGCGTGGACGTTCAGGAGCTGATCGAGTTCCGCCGCAAGACTGAGCAGGCCAAGCTGGAAGCGGAGGGCAACTTTGCTGAGCTGCGCCTGCAGCTGCAACAGCAGTACGACAACGACACTGCAGCCCTGAAGCGCGAGATCGAGCGGCTACAGGCCAGGATCCGTGATCTGGAGCTGATCAGCCCCGCATCCTCTGAGCTGTCAAAGATCGTCCACGACCCGGACGACGTGTTTGCCACCGGCAAGCTCAAGCCTGAGCAGATCGAACACGGCGCATCCGGCCCCGTGGTGAATGGCCTAGAGCGCATCCCCATTGCCGACTGGGCACGCCAGAACCTGCCAAAGCACTACCTCAAGGAGCCCCCAGCGAGAGGCACCGGGGCCCCAGTAGGCGGCAGCATCTCCGGCGCACTGCCCGCCGGCACCAACAACCCGTGGGTGCGGGCGTCCTACAACGTCACCGAGCAAGAGCGCCTGGTGCGGATCAATCCGCTGTTGGCTGCTCAGCTCAAGGCAGAGGCTGACGCCATCAATGCACGCGGTTGATTCCGTGGCACACTATTAACAACTGGGCCGGCTGTGCCGCCCGCAGGCTTGTGGCCATCCGTTCCCCATCCCGTAGAGAGCAATGGCTTTCACTTACCGGGCGGACGCTCAGATCCTCAATCCGTTCTCGGACTACATCTCTGAGCAGACCACCCTTCGCTCCGCTTTCCTGACCTCTGGCCTGGTTGATACCAACCCGGTTATCAGCCAGAACATCACCAAGGGCGATACCTTCCAGATTCCCAACTGGAACGCCAACCTCGGCGGCACCCTGCAGATCCCCCAAGAGGGCGTGCAGGCCAGCGTGAACAAGCTGGGCAGCAACAAGCAGACCGGCGTCGTCTATCACGCCATCCAGGCTTGGGGCGCTTCCGAGCTGGTCAAGCTCGCCGTGGGCAGCACTAACGACCCGATGCAAGCCATCGGCCAGAAGGTCGCTCAGTACGTCGCCAACCAGCAGCAGGCTCGTCTGCTGTCCACCCTCAAGGGTCTGTTCGGCGTTCCCGGCACCAGCAACACCGCCTATGCCCTCACCAGCATGAGCATTGATGCCGGCGGCTCCGGTGAGACCGATTTCTCTGTCTCCCATGTCGTCCGCGCTGACCTGCTGCTGGGCGAGGATGCCGACAATTTCGGCATCATGATCGTCCACCCGGACATCTATGCCTATCTCCGCATCCGGGAGATGGTCAACTACGTGAACGCCAAGGAACTCCCTGGCGTGACCGCTTCGACCATCGCAGCCGGCAGCATCACTGCCAGCAACGCCATCGCAGGCGACTTCAACGGCGCCTTCACCGGCAACGGCACCGTGCCGATGTTTGGCAGCAAGCGCGTCATCGTTTCCGACGATGCTCCCCGCGCTGGTTCGCCCGGTTCCTACAAGTACAGCACCTACATCTGCAAGCCCGGTGCCATTGGCATGGGCTATCAGGCTCCGGTGCGTACAGAGCAGGACCGCGACATTCTGACGTCGGGAGGAGAGGATGTGCTCAAGGTCCAGTGGGACCAGTGCTTCCACTGCCTCGGCACTTCCTACGCAGGCGCTGCCAACCCTGCGGCCTCCGACCTGGAAGCCTCCGGTAGTTGGACCAAGGTCTTCGACAAGAAGAACATTGGCATCGCCAACGTGGTGTCCACCTGTCCCATCTACGGTTGAGGTAACTGATCATGGCCGGACAATTCCACCTTGAGCAGGGCGCCTTTGATCGTCCTCTCCCCAGCCGCACTCTGCTGGCTGCTTCCGATGCTGCCACTACGCTCACCGCAGCGCAGTGCATCAGCAGCATCATCACCATGACCCCTTCCACGGGTCGTGCGATCACCACCGAGACGGCAGCGAACATCATTGCCGCTTTCGATGAGTACCGGGTTGGCAGCATCTTTGAGGTGACCATCGTCAACCTGCAGCCCACCACCCAGGCCATCACCTTCACGGCTGGCTCGGGCGTCACCATCACTGGTAGTGCCACGGTGGCAGCTGCAACCTCCGCGACCTTCATTGGTCGGGTGGCTAGCTCCAGCTCTGTGGTCTACTACCGCAAGTGAGATGGGGCTGACCGCTTTTCGGCGGCACAAGATCGAGGCTGCACTCTCTGCTCAGGCAGAGGCTGCGGCCTCTTCTTCTGTTGAGCCGCAACCTGAGCCGACACCTGATCGGCAACCTACGAAACGACGCCGCGTGAGGAAGCCCAGCGATGAGCGCATCTGACATCCTGTTGGATCAGGGATTCGAGTACATCGACGACACGGCAGCGCATACCGGGGCGTTCTGCCGGCTGTATGCGGTGGCAGCTGCAGTGATCAGCGCGGCCACCGTGAGGGGCGCATCGGGCAACACGTTTGCCACGGTGCCCATTCCTGCCGGTGGATTCATTGATGGGCAGTTCAGCAGCGTGACGCTGAGCAGCGGCAAGGTCGTTGCCTACAAGGCCAACCGGGGCTGAGCTAGATGGCTGATCCGAACCTGCCGGATCAGATCGAAGCGTTTCTGCGCAATGCGCTGTCTCAGAAGCGCCTGGAGGATGAGCTGGTGCAGGATGCCGTCAGGGCCCTGCGCCAGACCCTCGTCGGGATTCAGCGGACGCTGGACACCTCGGGCATCATGTCGCCTGGGCCGAGGCGGGAGGAGCAGATCCGGCGGCTAGTCACTGCGGTGGCGAACAGCGTGCAGCGGTCGTGGGGCGTGCCGCAGCTGGAGGTGTTGCAGGAAGCCCTCACGCCGTACTTTGCGCAACAGCTGGAGTTCGCCCGGCAGATGGTGGAGCTATCCGGTGGGGCCCTGAGCAACCCCGGAGCGGTGGCCGCCTCTCAGGGGCTGGTGAATCAGGCGATCAATCAGGCCGTTGTGGGCGGCAAGACCCTGGCCGACACCCTGCGCATCTCGGTGCCACTGATGGTGAGCGACCGGATGGAGCGCCTGATCCGGCTGGGCATGAGCGACCTGGGCGGTGAGCTTGTCACCTACGCGGATGCCGTTGTTCGCACGACGAGCAACAACGTGGAGGCAATCATCCGCACGGGCGTGCATGAGGTGGGCAGCGCGGCGCAAATGGCCATCTATGAGGTCGAAACGGACCCGGACTGGCTGGGGGAAGATGGCCTGGTGTGGACCGCCACGCTCGATAGCGCGGTGTGCCCGATCTGTCTGGGGCTTGATGGCAAGCGGTATCAGTTCGGCGCTCCTGGCCCGTACTGGGACGGCAGAGCAAAGATCAGCCCGCACATGAACTGCGTTCTAGGCAGCACTCGCATCAAGGCCGGCGCCGTTCTCGCTGCTGCGCGGGCGAAATACAGCGGGCAGGTCGTCACTATCAGCACGAAAGGCGGCCGGCGCCTTGCGGTTACCGAGAATCACCCAGTGCTCACCGCCGAGGGATGGAAGCCCGCGAAGCTCGTCAATCAAGGTGATCAGCTGATCTGCGATCACGCTCCAGACATTGAAACGGGCATCAATCCAGACCTCAACCAAGGCCCACCCACGGCTGAACAGCTCTTTGCGCTTGCGCTCCAGCAGCCCGGCGTGGAAGTCAGTGCTGTGCCAGCCTCCCCCGTGGATTTCCACGGCGATGGGGCCGGGTTGGATGGCAAGGTCGATGTTGTACGCATAAACCGGGAACTGCTGTTTCACGGCCAGCCCGCGAGCCCTGAGCCAGTCGGCCATGCGCTGTTCGTTGGCACTGATGTGGCTCTGCTTCCGGTAGCGAGTCTCGGCCCGCTGGATGCGCTCCTGCTCGCTATGCACGCGGCCGCGACAGGATTTATGAGCGTGCCGGGTCTGGTGAGCACGTTGCTCGGCAGTCATCCTCTCCCACTTGAGGGCCTCGGCCTCGCTCTGAGTGCGCGGCGTGATCCCCGCTTTGATGAGCCGGTTGCGGATGCAGCCCCTGGAGACGCCCATCTGCTGCGCCACTTGGTTCTCGCTCATCCCGGAGCGGTAGAGACTGACGACCTCCACAATGTCGGGGCTGGGCTTGGGCCTGATGGCAACACCGGCACGGGTGAGGCAGTTGCGGATGCCCTTCATGCTGCATCCGTTGAGCTGCGCGAGCTGGCCCAGGCTCATCCCGGACTGGTAGAGCTTGACGACGTTCTCAGCGTCCAGCTGGAGCTTGTGGTTCATGAGGATGTGTACGACTTTTCAACGCTCAGCGGCGCGTACTTTGCCGATGACATTCTAACCCATAACTGCCGCTGCTACGTGCTGCCCCACAAGTGGCGCAATGAGGACATGATCAGCCCCAAGGGCAAGAAGGTTGAGCCCAAACGCCCCACCGAGGGCGACCGTGGGGAGGGCGCGCTGAGCTTCAAGGCCGCCACCGTGGACTGGATCCGCGCCAACCCTGAAACCACCCGCGCCATCTTCGGCAAACGCATTGGGGACCAGCTGCTGGGCAGCGACCGTGAAGGGCGGCCGGTGAAACGGATCAGCCTGGATCGTGCGGTGAAGCTATGGCAGGCGCCGGCAAGCTAAGGGAGTCACTGTGGACGCCTTGACGTATCAGGACAGCATCGTGGCCGTAGGCAGGCTCCTGCAGCCCAAGGCCGGCGAACCCCAACGGCGCGAGCTGATCAGGGTCCGCCCTGATGGCACCGTGAAGCGCATCCAAACGCCATGACCGTCACCGT